CTCTTATGCCGTCAATGGCGAACATATTCAACGCTCTAGGCTTCGCGTCGATGCTCGAAAATGGGTTTTGGGCAAGTTGAATCCGAAGAAGTACGGCGACAAGATCATCAACGAGCACAGCGGCCCCGATGGCGGACCTATAAAGACAGAGCATTCCTCAACAATAGCGGATTTGCCGGCAGAGAAGCGGGCATTGCTGCGGCAGCTTCTGGCGGATGAGGGGAAGTGATCCGGATTGCACCGAATGGGGTTGTAGCGTCTGTTAACAAGCTAACAGCTAACGCGCCAGTTAACAATGTTAACACGCCCGGCATTGAGGCGCTTCGGGCTGAGGTAGCTGCGCTCCGGAAGCAAGTCGATGAACTGAAGGCGATTGTGGCGAAGAATGCTGTTGGAAGTGTGGCGAAGCCTTCCCGCTCGGAATATATGAAGGACTACATGCGCAAGAAGCGCGCGAGGGATGCCGGGTGATGAGCGGTCGCATTGACGGCGGGTGGTACGTTTTCACTGAAAACGGCATGCACTTAGTTGAGCCCGTTGAGCGGCCGACTCGCGCAGCCAGGGAATTTGATTCCTCGGGATGGACTGGCTCTCTCTATCGGGATGCGGCTATCGAGGTCAGTCGCAAGGATGGCCAGTACGGCCAGGTCATGGACGCGCTGATCATCATCTGGTGCCTCGCGTTTCTGGCAAATATCATCGAATTGTTTTTTCGTTGAGGCATAGCTTTCCTTGAAGAAACGCTCCGCTATTCCCTCGCCAATCGCCAATGGGCGCTGGACGAGCTGGACAAGGCGGACGCAGAGGAGAGCCTGCTAGCCTTCACCAAGCGGCACTGGTCCATTCTGGAGCCCAACACACAGTTCGTTGACGGATGGGCGCTCGAGGCCATCTGCGAGCATCTGGAGGCGGTTTCGAGTGGCGACATCACCCGGCTTCTGATGAATGTGCCGCCGGGCTTCATGAAGTCGCTGATGACCAACGTGTTCTGGCCGGCGTGGGAATGGTCGGCTGCCGGAATGCCGTGGCTGCGCTATGTGACGTTCTCCTATGCGGCCTCGTTGACCTATCGCGACAATGGGCGATTCCGGGACTTGCTCATCAACCCGGAGTTTCAGCGGCTCTGGGGCGGCCGATACAATCTGCGCAAGATCGGTGAGGAGCGCGTTTCGAACGACAAGATGGGCTGGAAGCTTGCCTCGTCGGTCGGTGGTGTTGGCACTGGCGAAAGAGGCGACAGAGTCCTCCTCGACGATCCCCACAATGTCAAGGAAGCGGAATCGGATGTGGTGCGGGCGGAAACCGTGCGCTGGTTTCGCGAGGGTATGTCGAACCGCCTGAACGATATGGAGAAGTCGGCGATCGTCGTTATCATGCAGCGGGTGCATGAGGCGGATGTTTCCGGCTCGATCCTGGAAAGCGCACAAGACTACGAGCACCTGATGATCCCGATGGAATGGGATGGCCGGCGCTATCATACCTCGATCGGCTGGACCGATCCACGTGAAACCGATGCAGAGCTTGCGTGGCCCGAACGCTTCTCGGCCAAGACGGTTCAGGGGCTTAAACAGACGCTCGGCCCGTTCGGTTATGCGGGTCAATATCAGCAAGCTCCCGCGCCTCGGGGCGGCGGTATCTTTCAGCGCGACTGGTGGCAGCCCTGGTCGAACCCGGACAATCCGGATGATCCGAAGTTCAAGGCATTTCCTCCGGTTGAATATGTTGTGGCTTCGCTCGATGGGGCCTATACGGAAAAACAGGAAAACGACTATTCTGCATTGACCGTTTGGGGTGTGTTCCGCGAGTTCGATCTGCCCCGCGTGATCCTGATGAATGCCTGGCGGGATCGATTGGCAATCCATGATCTGGTGAACAAGGTGGCGCGGACATGCAAGCGCTACAAGGTCGATCATCTCCTGATCGAATCCAAGGCGGTCGGCATATCGGTATCGCAGGAACTCAGGCGGCTCTATGCGACTGAGAATTTCAGCGTGCAGTTGATCGATCCGAAAGGCGACAAGGTTGCCAGAGCTTACGCGGTGCAGCCGCTCTTTGCCAACGAGATGGTATATGCTCCGGATCGCGAATGGGCTGAGATGACGATTACCGAAATGGCATCGTTTCCCCGCGCGCCTCACGATGATCTGACTGACAGCGCCACGATGGCGCTGAAGTATCTGCGCGACATTGGCCTATTGATGCACGGCTCCGAAGTGGCGCTTGGCATGGGTGATGATCTGGCGCACAGGCCGCAATCGAAGCCGCTCTATCCGGTGTGACATGACCCGAACCCGAGATAACATCATTGCTTCTGCGCGCGGCATGCCCATTGCATCCGAGCGCAAGGATGAGACGGCCTTGTTCGAGCGCATCAGGCAGCTTGAAACTCTGGTCGAGGCGCAAAAGGAAATGCTGGATGCCGTGAATGCGTATCACAGCGCCAGTCTCGCGGATTTGATGGTTCGTATAGCCGAACTCGAAGCCGGCAAAGGCATGTAGCTTGCGCTTTCGTGACTGGCTTCCATGGGTTCGTCGCGGTCATGCTCGTTGGTGCGGACGCTATTTCGTCATTCATGCACCACCTGCAATCTCGCGATGGATGGGACGCGGAGATATGGGCCTTGAGCTCTATCGTCGGACAGAGCGGTCCTGAGTGTCTCTCTCCCTGGTCCGCCGCTTCACCTATCGCCAGATAGGTCCTGATCTGTGGGGCGCATACATCGGCTTTCAACTGGTCGCGACCGCAGGCACGCAGGATGCGGTCAAGGCGCTCGTCGCGGAGAGGCATAGATAAGATGGCAGGAATACTCCCGCCTTCCGCTCTCCGCATGCCGGGGCCGGAGGAAACGCCGCTTCCCGATCCGGTTTCGGTCGATCTCGGCATTGAAGGCCCGGCCGATACCGTTGTCATTGATCCTGCGACCGGCGCTGCGATCATCTCACTGGATGATGGCGGAGTCGAGGTCGATTTCAATCCGTCGCCTCGAGAGAAGTCTGGCGCGTCCAGGCATGATGCAAACCTTGCCGAATATATCGATGACGGCGAGCTGAATCGCATTGCGGAAGATTTGTTCCTCGGCATCCAGACCGACAACGAGTCGCGGCAGGATTGGCTCGACACAAGAGCGCAGGGCATCAGGCTGCTCGGCCTCAAAATCGAAAACCCGCGCTCCGGCGTCGATAGTTCCATAGCCCTTGAAGGCATGTCCACCGTCAGGCATCCGCTGCTGCTCGAAGCCGTGCTTCGCTTTCAGGCCAATGCGCGCGGCGAACTGCTCCCCGCATCGGGCCCGATCAAGGTTGAGGATCAGATCCTCGAGAACGGATCGAATGACGATCTCTCCGAAGCGCTCGAAGGAGACCTGAACTATTACCTGACGTCCGTCGCCACGGAATATTATCCCGACACTGACAGGATGCTGTTTTACGTCGGCTTCGGCGGCTGCGCCTTCAAGAAGGTCTACAACTGTCCGATCAGACAGCGGCCGGTCTCGGAATCGGTCGATGCGAAGGACCTGATCGTCTCCGATGCGGCAAGTGACCTGAGAAACAGCCGCCGCGTCACGCATCAGATCACCATGAAGCCTTCGACGCTTCGCCGCATGCAACTGGCGGGCGCCTATCGCGATGTTCCGCTCGGCATTCCCAATCAGGAAAGCCTGAACGTTGTCGATCAGGAGATCGCCACCACGCAAGGCATCAACGTCCAGACCGCCACAACGGAAGAGGATCGCGACTATACCATCTGGGAATGCTATTGCGAACTGAACATCCGGGGCTTCGAGGACAAGAAGCGGGGAGAGCCGACCGGCCTTGCGCTGCCCTATCGCGTCGTGATGGACAAGGACAGCCGCAAGGTATTGGAGGTAAGGCGGAATTGGGACGAGGATGACCAGGCGAAGCTCGCCAGGATTTGCTTCGTCAAATATCCGTTCGTTCCGGGCCTCGGCTTCTACGATATCGGCTTGGTTCACATCCTCGGCAACACGACCAATGCCTTGACGGCGGCATGGCGGGAGATGCTCGACGCGGGGATGTTCGCCAACTTCCCCGGTTTCATCTATTCCAAGATAGCGGGAAGGCAGAATACCAACGAGTTCCGCGTTCCTCCGGGCGGCGGCGTTCCTTTCGAGTCGAACGGCGGCAAAATCAGCGACAACATCATGCCGCTGCCCTACAAGGATGTCAGCCCGTCGTTCGCTGCCTTTATCGATGGGGTTGCGCAGGTCGGCCAGCGTGTCGGCGGTACTGCGGAAATCAATGTCGGCGAGGGCAGGCAGGATGCTCCGGTCGGGACGACGCTTGCCCTCATCGAGCAGGCCACAAAAGTCCTTGATGCCGTTCACAAGCGGCTGCACGCGGCACAAGCGGAAGAATTCCAGCTTCTCAAGCAGTGTTTCAAGGAAAATCCGGCAAGCTTCGTCAATTCGGTCAAGGGCACACTGGAATGGGATGAGGAAAAGTTCCTTGCCGCCCTTGAGGATGCATCGATTGTGCCGATGGCCGATCCGAACACGCCGAGCCACATGCACAGGCTGATGAAGGGGATGGCGCTGAAACAGTTACAGGCATCCTCTCCGAACCTGTATAATCCGAGGGCTGTAGAGCAGAAGGTGCTTTCGGTTCTCGGCTTCGATGATGCCGATAGCCTGCTTGTTCCGGACGGTGCTCCACAGCCTCCGAATCCGGAAGTGATGAAGGGCATTGCCGAACTGTCGCTGAAGTCGAAGGATCAGCAGATGCAGGCGGCAAACGACCAGCAGGAATTGGCCCTGAAGGATAAGGAGATCGGCGTCAAGGCCAACGAGGCGCAGGCCCGTCTTGTGATGGAACAGCGCGATCTTGAAGCCCGTCGATTGATGCAGGCGAATGAAAGCCAGGATCAGGCTGCCGACAGACAGTCGCGCGAGAAGATCGCAGCTTTGGGTTTGGTGGCTGATC